TGGATCGATCATTTAACTTCTACTAGAAAAGTAAACTTTAAAATATTTGGTAAGCCAGCTCAAAAAACTGTAAGAGATCAAAAAAGATTTAAATATGATTCAGGTCCTTTTGCCGGTAAAGAAGTAAATGTATCCAAAGAAGAATTATTTGATTCTAATTTAGCTATATTCAATGAAACAGGAGATCTAACAGGAGGCTTATTGTATGCTGCACAAAAATTTGGATTAAAGTTAGATGCTAACGAAGTGGGTGCAATGTTAAAATTAAACCCTATCAATAGATTAAAACCAATTGAACTAGGTATCCAAAAAGGCTCAAAAGAAAAAATGGAAGTAGCAGTAAAAAATTTAGATTCTAAAATAAAAGATCTAAGAGTAAAGTTTAGAGAAGACAGTGATCTTGCTCAACATTTAACTGATTCTGAATATTATCTTAATGGTATCAAAGAAGGAGGATTAGAGAAAGTTGCGTTTGAGAATTTAAGAAAAACATTAAGACTTGCTAAAGCTAGACCTAATATTAATGCAACAGAAAAAACTGCCTTAAATAAATTAGAAGCTGATTTAAATAATGCTGCGGGACCTCTTAGAAATGTTAAAACTCAATATGCCAATGAAAGTAATTATACCTTACAGGGGGGTAAAGATTACAGAGAAACTATTTTTACTTTACCTGAAGATATTGCAACAAACTCTTCTTTGAGAAACAGAGGAGGTCACTTCACAGAAGCTGTCGGTGATGCTAATAATATTTATCACATTAGATATGACACAAGATTCACACCTGAAGGTAAAAAGGTGTTTATGATTAATGAAATACAATCTGACGTAAACCAGAAAATTGCAAAATCTTTAACCAAAGCTGAGCAATTAGGTGGAGAAAGCAGATTAAACCCATTTAACGCGGATCTAGAATTAAATCTTTTAATTAGTCAAAGAGGGAAAATGTTAAATAACTTAAATAAAGCAATTGATGAACAGAACTTTGGTTCAGTCAATGCTATTAAAAAAAGTTTAGATGATGTTAATAAAAAACTAACAAGACTCTCAACGAGAGATCGAGGTTATGATTCCAAGACTAAAGATTATTTTCCTATGGTTGAGGCAGATTCTTATGGAGACCATGCAGTCAAGTATTTACTGCAAAAGGCTGCAAAGGAAAATGTTGACTACGTAGCCGTTGCCCCGTTTGACAAATTAAGTTTTAGACAAGGCTATAAAGCTGGTAATGAAAGATTTTATGGATATGCTAATGGAAAAGGAATTGGTAAAAAAGGTAAGGCAGTGCTTCCAGATGTTATGGGAAAGATTGCAAGATTTTATAATACAAAAGCAGGTGCAACAAAAATATCTTTGTCAGACCCAAGTAAACCATACAAGCAAATAAAAACGGATAGCTTTAATTATCCAAAAGCTGACGGAACAAAAGGCAGAGCTATTAATAGCAAATACCACAGTGATGCTAGTGCAACAAAAGAAGAAGGATATAAATTTATAGAAGCTAGTAATCCTAACTTGTATTTTGATGCATTTGCGATTAAGGTCTCACCGTTAATGAGAAATACACAAAAAACTTACAAGTCTAAAGGAGGACTTGTGGTGGATATATTTAAACCAATAAGGTACAATTAATCATGGCTGTTGAAAAAAATAATGAAACTGTAGTTGAAGAAGATAAAATTGAAGAAACTGTTGTTGATGAACCAGAAGGTTTACCACCTGAAGTAGTTGTTGAAGGTGAAGAAGAAACAATTGAAGAAGAAGATACAGATTTTAATGCAAACCTTGCTGAGAATATGGATGAGAGAACTCTCAAAGATTTGGCAATGGATCTTATTCAAGAATACAAAAAAGATAAAACTTCTAGAAAAGAATGGGAAGATGCTTATATTAAAGGACTTGATCTATTAGGTACTAGATATCAACAAACTTCAAGACCCTTTAAAGGTGCGTCTTCAGTTACTCATCCTTTATTAGCCGAGTCTGTCACACAGTTTCAAGCACAAGCCTACAAAGAATTAGTGCCTTCAGACGGCCCTGTAAGAACACAAACAATAGGTTTACAGACACCTCAAGTCGAAGCACAAGCAGACAGAGTTAAGGATTACATGAATTATCTTCTTATGGAAGAGATGGAAGATTACACAACTGATATGGACCAAATGTTATTTTATTTACCATTATCAGGATCAACATTTAAAAAAGTTTATTACGATGCAATGCTTCAAAGACCTGTATCAAAATTTATTCCTGCTGAAGATTTAGTAGTTCCTTATTTTGCATCTGATCTTAAGGATTCCGAGAGAATTACACACGTAATTAAAATGACAAAAAATGAAGTTATTAAAAAACAAGCAGCAGGATTTTACAGAGATATTGAATTAATAGAATCAAATGCAGAACCAGATTCAGTACAAAAAAAACTAAACGAACTTGAGGGTGTTAAAGGTACGGGTGCAGATTATTTACATACTGTATTAGAAATGCATGTTGATTTGAGTCTTGATGAGTTCGAAGAAGATTTTGATGACAAAGCTAAAAAAATTAAAATACCTTATATAGTTACAATAGATGAAGGGGCTGGAGAAGTATTATCTATATATAGAAATTACAAACCTAATGATGTTACTTACCAAAGAATAGAATACTTTGTTCATTATAAATTTTTACCAGGTTTAGGTTTTTATGGTTTTGGATTAACGCATATGATAGGTGGTCTGTCTTTAGCGGCTACTCAATCATTACGTCAGTTAATAGATGCAGGAACTTTAAAAAATTTACCAGCTGGATTTAAATCTAGAGGTATTAGAGTAAGAGATGATGACCAACCAATCCAACCAGGAGAGTTTAGAGATGTTGATGCACCTGGTGGTAACATAAGAGATCAATTTTTTAATTTACCTTTTACAGAACCATCTACAACTTTATATAATCTTTTAGGTTTTGTTGTACAAGCTGGTCAAAAATTTGCTGGCACTACTGATTCAAATGTTGGTAACGATGCTCAAAACAGAGCTGTTGGAACTACTATGGCTATAATGGAAAGAGGCTCTAGAGTAATGTCAGGTGTTCACAAGAGATGTTATTATGCGATGCGATTAGAATTTAAAATTCTAGCAAGAATTTGTGGAGAAAGTTTACCTGAAGCATATCCCTATGATGTTTATGGTGGTTCAAGAGAAATAAAGTCTGCTGATTTTGATAACAGAGTAGATATCTTACCTGTTGCAGACCCAAATATTATGTCTATGGCACAAAGAGTTACATTAGCACAATCACAATTACAAATTGCACAATCAAATCCTCAAATGCACAACCTACACGAGGCTTACAGACGTGTTTATGAAGCCTTAGGTACAAAACAAATTGAAGCAATTCTTAAACCAGCACCAAAACAACCAGAACCACTAGATCCTGCTAAAGAAAATGCACGTGCCTTACAGATGAAACTACTGGTGGCATTTGAATTCCAAGATCACGATGCACATATTGCAGCGCACATGGCTTTTATGGCATCTAGAATGGTGCAAATTAATCCACAAGTGTATGCATTAATGCAATCACATATATCTGATCACATTTCTTTTAAAGCAAAAGCAGAAGTTAAAGAAATGTTAATGCAAAATGAACAAATGATGGCTATGTCACAACAAGATCCACAACAATTTCAAATTATGTTTGATGCAGAGGTTGCAAAAGTCGCTGCAAAGATAACTCAAGAGTTAGTACAAACAGAATTACAGCAAAATGCATCTAAACAAGATCCATTATTAAAAATTAAACAACAAGAAGTTGATTTAAGAGCTATGGATTTACAAAGAAAAGCAGAAGAGACTAAATTTAAAGCAGAACAAGAAAATGAAAGAGTTGCTGCGCGTCTTGATTACGATTACGATAAACTTATGCAACAAGATGAACAATCAGATGAGCGATTGGACATAGCGAGACAAAAAATTGAGAAGAAATAATGAAAAAGGTCTAAGTGGAGGAGTAAGATCTGGGCCACCGCCTAAGAGAGGACCAAATCCACAAGGAATAAAAATTGTTAGGTCTAAGCATGGTAATAAATTCCTACGAAAGACTTCCCGAGGAAAGTAAATTAATTTTTCTTGCTGGGATATTTGATGGAGAAGGTAGTTTTGGCATTTGGTCAAAAGGAAAAGGAAGAAAAAAAGAATTTGCTTGTACCATAGAGATGTCGGATCACGATACACTCAAAAGATTTACAGATATGTTTGGTGGTCAGCTTTTTCCTTGTAAAAAACGTAAAGAATTTCACAGACAGACCTGGAGATGGAGACAAAACGGGTATAGGGCTTTCAAAATTATTGATAAAATGATAGAATTCATGTCAATTAGAAGACAGGAGAAATATAATGTGGCTAGGAGCGATAAAATTGGCGGCACAAGCAGGTACGCACATCTTCAAAAAACGTCAGGAGACGAAAATGTTGATGGCAGACGCACAGATGATGCACGCAAGAAAGATGGCTCAGGGTGAGGAACAGTACCAGGGAAAACTTTTAGAAGCTAGACAATCAGATTGGAAAGACGAGGCAGTTTTAATAATTCTCTCAACGCCCGTCATGATTTTGGCCTGGGCAGTAGTATCGGACGATCCGGGAGCGATGGACAAGGTAAAATTGTTTTTTGAAATGTTCTCGCAGCTTCCGTCATGGTTCACAAATTTGTGGATCCTTGTCGTGGCGAGTATTTATGGAATTAAGGGAACACAAATTTTCCGTAACGGAGGAAAAAAATGAATTTATTAAGAGATTTAAAAAAATTAAAAGAAGAGAAAAGAAAACAAGAGTCCACAACTGCTCAATTAAGAAAAAGAAGTAGAGACTCACAGGCTAGACCAAAGGCTGAAAAAAATATATTATCAACTGATCAAAGGATGCAACAAATATGACAAAACTATGTGCTAGAGGCAAATCTGCAGCTAAAAGAAAATTTCGAGTATATCCTTCAGCATACGCTAACGCTTATGCTAGCAAAATTTGTGCAGGAAAAATAAAAGATCCATCTGGTACAAAAAGAAAAGATTTTAAAGGACCCAAACCAGCAGGTGCTAAAGTTGGAATGGCTGTAACTGCAGGTTCACAATCAGGAATGGGTAGATTACAAAAATCAGGATTAATGAAAGCAAACAAAGGAGCAATTATGGACAACAAAAGAGATCTTAGAAAAACAGAGCAGGTTACAGGAAAGCAAGAAAATAAATTTAAAGATATGAGACCAAAAAAAACTTTAGGAGGAAAGTTAGGAATAAAGGGCGCAGGTGAAAGAGCTGTCAAAAAAGGAATCTTAAGAAAAGATAATAGTTATTCTAGCGGAGGTTTAGCTAGAGGCGGTGGGGCAGCCATTAGAGGGACTAAGTTCGAAGGCGTATTCTAAATGTATAAAAGAGGCTCTTGCTGGGAAGGTTATAAACAAGCCGGGATGAAGAAAAAAGGGAACAAGATGGTTCCCAACTGTGTTCCTGCGATGTCTCAGGGAGGTCTTACAAAATGGTTTAAAGAAAAATGGGTAGATATTGGAGCAAAGAAAAAAGGTGGCAAATTTCAAGAGTGTGGAAGAAAATCAGCCAGTGGTTCAAGTCGGAAGTATCCGAAGTGCGTACCGCTTGCGAAAGCCACAGCGATGACAAAGTCAAAAAGGGCGAGTGCTGTCGCGAGAAAGCGCCAAGCCCCAAACACTGGCCCTAAACCAACAAACGTGAGGACTTAATATGTGGAAATGGATAAAAAACTTATTTAAGCCTAAGAGAGTATCACCAGATATAAAATCAGTTGAACCAAGAGTTTCAACTGTCGGTTTAACAAAAGGTGATATCAAAAAGCTTAGAGGTCAAGGCAAAAAATTAGATATTGATAATTAAAAACAAATCTATATAAAACCTTTATGACAATTAGAGGCGATAGCACTGAATATGAGCTATTAAAAAAATGGTGTGAAACATTACCGTTTTATGAAAAACCAAAATCAGTTACAACTTGTGAAATAGGAGTAAGAGAAGGTTTAGGATCTAAAATCATAATGTTAGGTGTAAAGGCAAGAATTCAAAATATTCCCTATGAGCACATCGCAATAGATCCCTACAACAATTTAAAATACCAGCACTACGACAAAAAAAAACCAGTAACTGCTGATTACACAGATGAAATGCGTTTACAAATGGTAAAAGATTTTGCTAACGACAAAAATTTTAATTTTTATCATTTTACAGACAAACAATTTATGAATTTATTTAATTCTACAGATAAAATTTTTGACTTAGTGCATTTTGATGGTCCTCATATGACAAAAGATGTTATGAGAGAAGCTATTTGGTTTGCTGACAAATCAAGAGTAGGAACAAGGTTTGTTTTTGACGATAGTAAATTTTTTGATATAGAAGTCGTAGAAAAAGCATTAAGCTATTGGAATTTTAGACCATTTGAATCTGGAAAAAATAAAGTTTGTTTACAAAGAGACATGTAATGGATATTGATACAATTTCATTAGTACAAAGACAAATAAGGAAAAAACTTGTTCAACTCAAAGACCACGCTATATATGGTGTTGACACTATTGAAAAACTACAATATGTTAGGGGTCAAATCAGATCATTAGAAGATCTGCAACAGGATCTAAAAGACCTGCTGTCACAAACGGAGTACGAAGATGAACAAGTCCACGGAGAAACCGAAACGGACTGAAGCGCTGCTTGATGCCTACAAGGCTAAAGAAGAAGTCGAAACAGTCCTTGATCCTAAATCGATCAAACAATCAACATTAGATAGCTTACCAACACCAACTGGTTATAGATTACTAGTATTACCATATGCTGGTCCTAAAAAAACCAAAGGTGGTTTATGGCTTTCTGATGCAACACAAGAAACAATACAAATGACTACTGTGTGTGGTCTTGTATTAAAAATGGGAGATCTTTGTTATCAAGATAAAGATAAATTCTCAAAAGGGCCTTG